CGACAGCGCCTCGATGTTGTCGTATTTCGGCTCGGTGCCGACGCCGATCATATAGCCCGGCACGCCAAACGCCGTGCAGACGTTCCGCTCGTCCCACTGTAACTGTTCGATCAACTGCGCGTCCGACGCCTTGATGCCGATGGCCTTGTATTCGAGGCCATTTCCCAGCACGGCGGTCCGGTACGCGTTTTCGCCGCCGTAATTGGCTTCCCACTCGGCGCGGGTCTGGTCGATCTGGTCCTGGCTCAATCGCCCGGGCGATACCAGCACGCCAGCCGGCCGCGAGTAGTTGGTGAAGAACCTCGACGAATTCCGCTGAATGTTCAGGCCGTTCTCGGCCGCGACCGCGCAGGCCGTGATGGGCGACTGGCCGATCAGCGGATGATAGAGGCAGTTGATCCGGTCGTGGATGATTTCGGAGGCCGGCACCCTGATTCCGACCCCGCCGATCTGAGCCAGCGGATCGGCCGCGACCTCGTAATAGACCTCGCCGGCATCGCTAACCAGTGGCCGGACGCGGTTCGGATTCAGGACGAACATCTGTCGGACGACCTTCCGGTCATCTCGGAACATGATGACGTAGACGTTGCCGTCGACCAGCTTCGAAATCATCCACTGCTCGAAGAACTGGATGGTCGTCTGCCAGGGGTTTGGCTTCCGGAGCAGCGGAGAGAATGCCGGGCTGACCGTCTCCGACCAGATCCCGTTCTTCCGATCCTTCTCCATGAGGCGCATCTGCATCTTGGAGATGTCCTGCGCGATCCGCGTCACGCAGGCGAAGACCGCGCCGAACGCCGCAAGGTTCTGCGACCTCTGTTCCTGGCCGCGCTGCCAAGCGCCGGCGAACGGTTCGCGGATCAGCGTCCCGAGATTAAACCAGCCGTTCGCCGAGACGGACGAGATCGGCGTCAGGTCCTTTTCGGCATTCTCCGGACCGTTCGGCTGGATAGCCGTCAGGGTCCGGAGCGGCGCCGCGATCAGGGACCGGATCAGCGAACCGGGCGTCACCATCAGTCGTCCTCAAAGCGAATTTTAGGTGGGCGCCCACGCCGGGGAGCGGCCGGCGGAGAATCGGGAGCAGGCGCGATCTCGCCGACCAGCGGCGCGGCTGCCTGGGTATCGACGACCGCCGCGACCGGCTCCGGCTGGGGTTCGGGAGACATCGGGATCGGCGGCGGAATCGGCGCTGCCTGCGGTTCGGTCTGCCGCATGGCCCGCTTGGGCCTTTCTGTCGGCACCATGACGGCGCGTTGGCGCCGGACCAGGATTTCGGCCTCACGTTCGTCCCGGGCCAGGAAGCGTTCGCCGGGCTTGTACTCACGTCGCTCGTCGTTCCGGTACAGGAGCTTCCGGGCAACCATCGCCACTTGAGCCATTGCGTCCTCCGTTCAAGCCGTTGGGGGCCGGACTACCCGGCCCCCGTCAGGTTACGGAGAGTAGTTCGCTCCGGCGATGTACGTCACGCTCGACGTCCGGGCGGTCGTCCAGTTGATCATGCGCTCGCACCGGATGCCGACCAAGTTGCGCTGCCACAGCGAGACCATGACGGTCGACGCGGTCGCGGGCGAGTCGGGAGCCGAGTCGGCCTGGACGGTCGCTTCGGTCGAGACGTCAACCGTCACCTGTCCGTCGTCCGCCAGCAGGACATCAGACGCCTTCATGATGACGATGATGCTGCCGTCTGCCGGGGAGCCGCCGTTCGCGACGATGTTCTCGGACGTGACGACCGGGAAGCCCTTGATGGAGCCACCCTGCGGGGTCAGGTTCGGGAACTCGGGCGCCCCAAGGTCGTTCTCCATCATCGACAGGGCAAACGCCTGCCGCTCGGTCATGATGATGACGACGTTCTGCATCGACTGATTGGCGATGAAGAAGGCCTGCATGGCCCGGTTGAGGTCCGACCGGAACGCCGCGGCCGTTACGCCAGTCGCCGTAACGGACGTCGCGCCGTTCGTCACCGATGCAGGAGACACGCCAGTGGACGCCGCCTTCGCGGGGTCGAGGAAGTCGCGGTCCACCAGATACGTGATGGCCTGAACCAGCGAGTCGGTCAGGAGCCGTTCGGACCCGGGCGACGACAGCCGCATCAGTTCCATGGTCTGCAGCGTAATGCCGGCGACCTTGGCGAAGTCCAGCGTGACGGTGTCGAACGCCCCGGACGTCAGGGGCTTCGGCGAACCTTCACCGACCCAGTATGCGGTCGAAGCCGTCGTCTCCCGCGGCACCTTGATCTTGAACGGCACCATCCGGATTCCCGGGATGCGGGCGATAATCGACCGGGGCCGCAGGAGTTCGATGAATTCCTGCGTCAGGTTCTGGTACTGGACCAGCGGGCTTGCCCAGGTGGCGTCGACCGTATCGGCCGGAGCGACGGCCGCGCGGGTGATGACGTCGCGCGGAATCCGGAGCGACTGGATGACGTCATCGCCCCACCCCTTGTCGCGTGCGATCTGAGCCGGGGCGCCGCCTTCCTCGCGGGCGATGAACTTGGCCGCCAGCATCCGGACGTAACCGTAGCCGGCCGGAGCCTTGACCCGGGCCGCGATCGGTCCCGGACGGCCGGTCGCTGTGGCGCCGGTCTGCTCGGCTTCGCTGCCATCCAGTGGCGTCGCGCCCCGGACCCGGAGTCCGGTTTCGGTCGGCTTGACCGGGGCCGCGGTCTTGGCGTCGCGCTCCTGACGGGCACGCAGCAGCTTGAGGTGTTCGTCGACCTGACCGATCTCGGTATCGAGTGCCTTGTATTCCTCGGACTCGTCGGCCGTCAGGGTTTCGCCGCGCTCCATAGCGGCGTTCATGATCGCGTCCTGGCGCTCGGCCTTCTTGGCCCGCTCCGTCTCGAACGCGGCGATCTGTTCTGCGATGGTCGGCATGGTGGTTCTCCCAGCGCCGGTCGGCGCTGAACTGCGTTGACGATCCGCGACGGCGGGGACGGTGCCGGACTTCGGCTGCACGCGGCCGGACGCGGCCAGCAGCTTTCGGTCGGCGCTTCTGATTTGGTCGATCCCGGCATCTGCATTGGCAGGGATCGTGACCACACTCAGTTCGAGGACTTCGGCCTTCTGGAAGTGGATTCCTCCGCTTTCCATCCAGGACCACTCTTTCGACCGGAACCCGATCGACACGCCGCGGATCAACCCATGGGTGATTTCGTCCCAGGCCAGATCGACGCGGTCTTTCAGCTTGCCGTCCTGTTCGACGCTCGCGATTTGCGCCGTGTACTTCATCCCGTCCTTCGTCGGACGCTGGAACGTCACAGTCCCGATCGGCTGACGCGAGTCATGGTGGTACAGGAGCGGCAGCGGATTCTTGAATTCCAGGCCCTGCGATTCAACGATATCGCCCTCTCGGTCAGGCGACGGGGTCGTCGCCCAGCCCGAGATGATCCGCTTCTGGCCGTCGACGGCCTTTACGTCGAGGACCGAGTATGCCCGGCCCTCCCGCATTTCCTTCGGCATGGAAGTCTCCGTCAGGTCAGAGAATGATGAGTTGCGGAGCATCGTCCTCGACGACCGCCGAGTCGCGAGCCCGCAAGCCGACCGCCATCGCGGTCGCGACCGCACCGTCGATCCGGAACCGGGTCGCGGTCTTATCCAGTTTCCGGTTTCCTGCCGGGTCCGTCAGGGCATGCGCGGATGCGAAACACGCCTGCAGGGCAAGGTTCCCGTCGTGCTGGAATTCCCGCGACAGGATCGCGGCTTCAAGCGCGTCGATCGCCGGCGCCATATCCCGGAAGCCCTGGCCCCATGGCACGAGCCGCAGCCCGCCATAGATCGGGTCGTCCTTGCCGTCGATCCACGCGTCGACGCCGACCGTCCGGAGTTCCTTCAGGAGCGATTCGATCCGCCACCGGTCGAAAGCAAGGCCGACGACCTCATAGTCGGCATGAATTTCGCCGATCCGTTCCGCCACCCAGCCATAATCGATCGCGCGTCCGGGCGGCGTTTCGAGCCAGCCGAGCCTCCGCCATTCTGCGTATGGCGTCCGGTCCCGAACCTGATGGTCGTCCAAGAGGTCGGCCGGCTTCCAGTGCCAAGCCTGAACCCGGACGCCGTCCTCCGCCGATACGCCGACCAGTGCCGTCAGGTCGGTCGTGCCCGAAAGGTCGAGTCCGAGATAGACCCGCTCGGCCCCCCGCAGGAGTCCGCCGGGTTCGTCGGACCGGCAAGCGAGCCATTCGGCCCGCGGGATCAAGGGCGACCGTGCGTCGGCCCGCTGGTTCAGGTACAGGTTCCGGAACGCCGGCTCGAATGACGGCAGGCGCCGCGCCTGCGAGGCCTTCGCCCGTACGTCCGCCAGCGACCGGAAATCCCCGAGCGCCGGATTCGCAAGTTTCCAGTTCCGTTCATCCCACGGATCGGCGTCGTCCGGAACGGCGTAAAGTTCCGCGACGGTCGTCGGATCGTTCGCCGACAGTCCGTCGTCGAGCAGTTGAGACATGATGTGCTGTGGATCGTTGCTCTGCGTCGAGATGACGATCATCAACGGCTCGGCCCGCGCACCGAAGCTGGTGTCGAGGACGTCATATAGGTCCCGGCGCTTCGCCTGCGCGAGTTCGTCATAGATCACGACGGACGCGTTCTGGCCGTGCTTCGAACCCGCTTCGGCCGAAATGGCCCGGTAGACCGATCCGGTCTGCATGGCCGTCATGGTCTTCGTCGAGTCGACGATGTTGACGAGCGCCAGGAGTTCCGGATCAGCCCGGACGATCTGCGCCGCGACCTTGAAGGTAATGGCGGCCTGTTCGCGCTCGTTCGCCGCGCTATAGATTTCGCCGTTCAGTTCCGATTCTGGTCCGATCAGATGAGCCAGGACCAGGGCTGCGATCAGGGCTGTCTTGCCGTTCTTGCGCGCGACGCTGAAGATCGCCCGGCGAACAAGTCGGTTCCCTGTCTTCCGATCGGTCGGCTCATAGATTTTCCGGATAAACCGCTTCTGCCACGGCCGCAGCCAGAACGGTCCGCCGGCCCCTTCGCCGGACGGGACGGTCAGGCATTCGATGAATGCAATGACGCGGTCTGCCCGCCGCTTGTTACGAGCGGGTGCCTTGGCCACCGATGAGCCCGTCGAACTTCGACCCGGTCGGCGTTCCGCCTTCGTGGCCGATCCGCGTCCGGGCGCTCGGCGTCATGCCGAATTCCGCTGCATACCGGATCATGTCCCGCATGGCCCGGTTCGCCGTGCCGACAAGCGGGTTCTGGACTGCGTTCCCGTTGCTGGTCCGGATCATCAGGGCGCCGGTCGTCTTGTCCATCTTCGCCATTTCGGCGAGGGCGGTTTCTGCCGTTACCCATCGGGAGAACGCGGTGCAGTACGCCGCGAGGCTCGCGGTATCGACCCGGTCGAGTAGCCGGAGAGCGTGAAGGCCCGGCGCGATCCGGTGCCATTCCGCCTTCGCGATCTCGTCTATGTGCGGCGGCGGTTCCGGAATGCCGGGAGCGGGCGGGATCACGACACCCTGGCGGATCGGCCGCTTTCCGGGATTTCCTTCGATCAACCGCAGGTGCGCAGGCTTCGGCTTCCGGCCCCGGAGGCTCATGACGTCACCTGCGCCGGCCCGTATTCCAGTGGTGGTTCGGGTCGTTCGGCGTGCCGTCCGCCCGAAACCCCGGAACGCCTAGGTGTCCACGGCGCCGCAGCTTGTTCCCGAATCCTCCGTCGTTCGCCGCGGTATGGCGCGAATGGCATGAGTGACAGAGGGTTTCGACGTTCGCCTGTGCGAATGGCGCGCCGCCGGACCGGACGGTCTGACGATGATGGACGTCCGTCGATCGTCGGCCACACCCGGGCGCCTCGCAGATCGGTCGGGCGGCCAGCACAGAAGAGCGAAACCGCCTCCACTGCGGCGAATTGTAGGAGAAACCGGACATGCTCCCGATCCGATAAGGACGGATGATTCAGGCAGCCTATTGCCCGATAGGCCATCTGGTGTCCGGTCGTCAAGATTCTGTGCAAATTATCACCTCGTGGCTTTCGCCGTCCCGGAGCCGATAATGCGATACCAGGACCCCGAGTGCGGCGATAAAGACGCCTTGCGCGACGACGTGATGGACCGGCCGGCTCCGCCAGCCTTCGCGTCGAGCCCATTCCCGGATCGACATTTCTTCGCCCAGGACATACCAAGCGCAGCAGCCGGCGACCGAGTCCATTCCGCCGAGCGCATCGAGCGCATCGTGGAGGCGCCGGCGCGCCGCCATCATCCGTTCCGTCAGGGAGTCGCCGGACGATCGCGACTCGCGCAGTAGGTTCGTGGTCGATATCCCGCCCAGCGCAGCGGCCCGGAACGCGATGTGGAAACGGTCGCCCGCATCCCGCATCGCCTTGTCGATCGACTGCCGTCGCTCCATGTCGGCCAGCATGTCGGTCGCGCGACGGAGGTAGATTCGGCGGCCGTCGACGGGATCGATGACGTCGGTAGGCGGAGAGAAGTCGCCGTGCTGTTTACGCCACCGGGACGGCTGCGAAAGGTCCTCCGCGTCCGACCGGCGCGGGGCCTTCCGTCTCACTTTCGCCATTCCCGCCTCCTGGTAGAGGCAATATGACGAATCGCGAGCGTGCGTGTCAAAGAACGGCCGGAAAGCACGAAACCCGTGACGTCGCTGTCACGGGTCCGTCTGCGCTGAAACCAATGCTTCGATTACGCGTCGGATGCGGGCTTGTCTTCCTCCACCACGCCGAGAGCCGCAAGCTGCCCACGCATCTTCGCTTCCTGTTCGTCGAGCGCTGCAACGACAAATGCGCGGAGTTGCGAGACGACCTTTTTCTGCATCTCGGTATATTCGCTCACGCCGCTAACGATCTCATGAACGCCAGCAGACGGTCGCGTCGCCGCGTTCCGCGCCCGGGTAAGCCGGTCAAACCCCGCAAGTAGGTTCGCCGCCTGGATCACTTCAGCTTTCGTCATTGTCGTTC